CAGCTCGGGGACGCCGGCGGGACTCCTCGGCGGCGCGGGCGGTCTGCTCACGACGCTCTCGAGCCAGGCCGGCCTGGGGCTCGCGGGGCTGGGGCTGCCCGGCGCGATCCTGGGCGTCCTGGCCGGCCTCGCCGGCACGCTCGGCGGGAACGGCCCGCAGCGCGTGACCGTCTCGGCCTACGAGACCACGGCCCTGCAGCAGATGAAGGCCCTGACGGATCAGCTCGGGACGCTGGTGTCGGTGATCGTCACGAACGCCGAGGGCCAACCGCTCGACAATGTCGCCTATGGGTTGAATCGCCTGACGCGGCGGGACGGCGTCCCGCGGTTCCCGCGCGGCGTGGGAGGGACCTGATGGGCCAGCCCGCCTTCCTGGTCGAGAACTTCTTCTCGCGGCGGCAGTTCCCGAATCACGTCGGCGCCGGCCCGAACGGCGTCTTCGGCGATGAGGAGGCCCCGGGGGCCGAGTCCTTCCGGATCGCCACCGGGCGCCGCTGGTCCGGGGATCGGTGGCAGCCGCTCACGGTGAACGCCCAGCACACCCTCACCGTGATCTGCGACCGGCTGCGGGGGGCGACGATGTGCGCGCTCGATCGCGGCCACAACCTCGCCGGCAAGGAGGTGGCGCTCGAGGTCTCGCAGGACGGCGGCGCGACCTGGGAGACGGTCTTTGACCTCGTGCTCCCGACCGTCGTGGGCCCGGGCGCCCTCGACGACGTCCTGGGATGCCGGACGGAGGAGGGCGCGTGGCTGATCCGCTTCCCGCAGACGTCGGCCCCGCGGTGGCGGCTCCGGATCCCCGCGATGGGCGCCGGGCTCCTGCCGCAAGTGGTCGGGTTGTGGCTCGGGCAGGGCTGGGCGCCGCAGGACGGCCTGCGGTTCCCGGTCGCGGTCGATCAGACTGACTTCCTCGTGGACGAGATCGTCAGCGAAGCCGGGTGGCGGGGCCGGAACGCCCCGGGCCTCGTCCGCGCCGACACGCTGAACTTCAAGGCCGGCGCGAATGGCTTCTACGACTACGAGCTCGGGCGCCATCACGTCCAGTTGCTCTTCGGGTCGGGGAAGCCGATGTGGATCGTGCATGATGACGAGCAGACCCACAATGCGGTCTTGGCGCTCCGGCCGGGGAACGCGAGCCTCGGCTTCCAGCGGACGGCGGACTGGTCCTATCCCCAGGCGGCGGTCGCCTGGGTGGAACACGAACCGGTGCGGCCCTGATGCCCACGCCCCAGCCGAAAGACATTCTATTCCGGGTCGGCGGCCTGACGCTCGAGCGCTATGGGGTGGCGACCTGGCGGCGCGCGCCGATCAGTCGCGGCGGCGAGGAAGGGATCGAGGGGTTCACGCGGGCCGATGGCGGGACGCCCGTGGCGACGGCGCTCGGCCGGGACGGCCTCTATCACCTCGTCGCCCAGAACGTCCTGCGCCGGGAATACCTGCCGAACATCGACGTCGGCGATGGGCTCGGGCCGCGGACGCGGGCGACGCTCCTGCTCGAGGGCGCGCGGAAGAACCTGCTCCTCCAGAGCCAGAATTTCGGCGCGACCTGGGTGCCGGCCAACGGCGCGACGCGGGTCGCCGCAAACGCCAGCTGTGGGGTGCTGGTCCTCGACCTGGTCCAGGACACGTCCGCCGTCCAGAGTCAGTATTACCAGCAGGCGGTCGCCTTCACCGGCGACGGCACGAAGGGCATCCTCTTTCACGTCAAGCGAGACACCGCGGCGATCTCCACCTTCGACCTCTTTGACGCGACCGCCCTGCTGCGCCGGTTCAAGATCGACATCACCTGGAATGCGGACGGCACCATTCAGGCGACGGCGGTATCCGCCGGGGCTCTGTTTGACGTCACGGCGCTTGCCGGCGGGATCTATCGTGTGCGGGCGCAGGGGCTCGGCGTCGTGGCGGCAAATGTCAATGAGGCCCGGTGCTTCGGGGCGCAAGATGCCGGGGCGGCGATCGTCGGCAACACGAACTGGGGCGGCATCCAGGCCGAGGATGGGGCGTTCCCCTCGAGCTATATCCTCACCGGCGCCGCGACCGTGCCGCGCGCGCAGGACGCGCTGACGGTCCCCCTCGGGTTCGGCGTGCGGGCGCCCCTGACCGTGCTCTTCCGGCTCGTGACGCCCCTCTACCTGAACACGGGCGGCCCGGGCGTGGGCATCCCCGGCCTCGTCACGATCGCGGGAGCGCCCCCGAACCTCCGGATCTGGCTTCCCACGGCGGGCGGCACGGTCCGGGCCGGCCTCCAGGACACCGTGGGCGGCGATGTGCAGCAGGGCACCCCCAGTGTCGTGGCGCCGCTCGTCCAGGGAATCGTGCAGCTCCTCCCGACCGCCGGCGGCCTCGCCGTGGCCGTCGATGCCGGCGCCGGCCTCTCGGCGCTCTCGGCGACGATTCCCACGTTCCAGAAGTGGCATGACCAGGTGCTCCATGTGGGGGACCTGAGTGGGGGCGTTGGCTCGAGCGCTTATTGCGACCTCCTCGACGTCGTGGGCTTCGACGGCGCGTTCTCGCGGGCTGACTGCTTGGCGGTCCCGTGAGGCCCTACAGCCCCGCGCTCCTCGAGCGCCTCGCGGTCATCGACGCCACCGCGCGGCCGGTGATTGAGGCGGTGGCCCTGGTCGAGACGCCGGCGGGGTTGCCGCAGCAGGACAGTCGCTTCCGGCCCGACCAGTGGGCGCTCGCCGACTCGGTCGCGGGCCTCGCGATCGACGCCTTCGGCGGCGTGTCGCTCCTCGATACGACGATCACCCTGATCCAGAACCTCCTGTCGAACGTGGGGATCTCGGATCTGGACGGCCCTGTGACCGTCCAGGCGGCGTCGCCCTTCTTCGCGGCGCTCGTGTCGTGGGATGCGAACACCTACCGGAACCCCCAGATCGACCGGGTCACCCTGAACCTGCATCCCCAGTTCAACCCGGCGAACGCCAAGACCGTCGCCGTGTGGCACTGCCAGCTGTACGGCATCACCGATCTCTCGGCGCTCATCGCCGGCACGAACCTCCAGCGGGTCAAGGACCTCGTGCCCCTCGCGCCGCCGATCGACGTCCCGGCGATCGGCAATGCCCAGGGCGACGTCGTCTTCTCCTGGGTCGGGCAGGCGGTGCGTCCGCGGCCCCGGACCGTGGCCAGTGCCTTCTTCGACATGCCGACCGTCTGCCTGGTCTGGGCGACGCAGGCGGATGGGACGCCGGCGACGAACGTCGCCTGGATGGCCGACACCACGCACACGATCGTGAACGCCGGCCTGACGACGCTCCAGGGCATCCAGCTCTTCAACGGCGGCGACGGCCTCCTGCTCGATCAGCTCACCGTCGAGCCGGTGCCGCGGCTCACCTTCGACATGGGCAGCTTCGTCGCCGCGAAGGTCCAGTTCTCGGGCGGCGGGAATCAATTCACGCTCCCTCAGGTCCCGACCCAGACGGTCGAGTTCCAGTGCGAGGCCGACGTCCCCACGGGGGCGAGCTGCGTCTTCGAGGTCCTCAAGGACGGCGGGGTCGCCGCGAATGACCCGGACTGGCTCGCGATCACGGACGGGATGACGACGGACGATCCGAGTCTCGGGGGGCACGTCTCGAAGCGCGCGACCTACCAGCTACGGGCCCGGCTCCTCCCCTCGGCCGCCGGCGATGCGACCCCGATCGTCCGGGCCTTGGGCGTCCGCGAGGTCACGATCACCGACGCCTCGAGCGTGGCCCGGATCACGAACGTCCGCTGGGCCGTGGATCCGCCGACCCTCAAGGCCGAGATCCCCCAGGCGACGCTCGTCGCCCTCCGGGACGGGGATCGCGACTTCCAGGACCTCGTCACGACCATCCTCTCCCTCAACGACCTGGGGAACCTCCTGATCCGGACCTGGGTGGGCGACCAGGCGCTCCCGCGGTCCCAGTGGATCCACATTGACGACTTCCTGATCGACGACACGGCGCCGGGGGGCGCCACGATCAGCCTGACCCTCCTCTCCGTGCTCACGCTCCTGCGCGGGGCCGTGCCCCAATACGCGCCGGCGACGCTCGCGCCCCCGACGGCCGACCTGGCGAACCCCGGCGGCTTTACCAACGAGAGCGGGGGCGCGGCGCTCTTCAGCCATGTCAACGAGACGATCCCCGACGACACGACCTACCTCCAGTCGGTCCTGCATCCGGCCGCCACCGAGTGCGAGCTGGCCGTCCAGGCGATCGCGGATCCGCACCTCTCGACCTGCCATGAGATCGACATTCGCTACGGGAAGGACGTGGCCGGCGGCGACTTCATCGACATCACGGTCCAGCTCCGCCAGGGCCTGACGGTCATCGCGGCGAAGCTCTTTCAGAACGTGCCGGCGGGGTTCACGCTCGGGACGCTGGCCCTCTCGGCCGCCCAGGCGGACACGATCACCGACTACACGAACCTCCGGCTGCATTTCATCATCAACGTCAACGGCGGGGGGGGCGGCGGCCGCCGGGGGCGCGTGTCCTATGCCCTCTTCCAGATCACGGCCCGGCGCACGCCCGTCGTCTACAACAACCAGTCGCTCGCGGCCGTCGCCCAGGACCTGATCCAGAACGAGATCGAGCTCCCGGCGCGCTATCAGGGCGCGGGCGTCGCGGACACCACCACGCTGGTCTCGAAAGCGATCACCGATTCGGACGCCAAGGCCGAGCTCGACGCCATCGCGTTCGCCGCCGGCGTGGCCTACATCAGCTCCCAGGGCCGCGTGAAGGCCGTCGACTTCATGGGGGGCGCCTGGAGCTCGGATCCGACCCCGACCTGGACCTTGAACCCCAGCGCGGTCGTGGCGGTCATCCCGTCCGAGGAGATCCAACCCCTGGATGTGACGCCCGGCTACCGCCAGCGGGTGCCGCAGTATTTCGCGAAGTGGGGCTGGGACCCCGTCGCCGGGAAATACGCGGCGGAGGTTCGCGGCTTCAACGCCGGCGCCCTGGCGGCCCTCGGCGCCGCGACCCTCGATCCGCCCGTCGAGCTGGACGACATCGTCGCGCAGTACCTGCAGACGGCGCCCCAGGCCCAGGCGATCGCCCAGCGCCAGGTGCAGACGCTGGGCGCTGGCATGATCCTCCTGCGGTTCCGGACGACGTATCCCCGCCCCTGGCTCGAGCTGGGCGACGTGATCGCGATCCAGACGGACCGCTTTGTCGCGAAGGATCCGAACACGGCGCGCAGCTTGAAGGGCCAGCTGTGGGTGATCGGGAAGGTGCAGGAGATCGGGGACTTCCTGCACCGGGAGTTCGCGATCTGGGTGCGGTCCTACGCCGACCTCTTGGCCGCCTCCGAGGCGGCGAACCGCCTGGGCTTCAGTGCCCCGCTCGTCGGCACGGTGACCGGGACGATCGACGGGTCGGGGAATGTGAACGTCGCGATCGGGACGACGGCCGCCGAGAGCGTCCGGGTCGCCGCGTCGACGGCCGGCGTCCCGGCCCGGGCGACGATCGAGGCGGCGGCGCCCGTGGCCGTCGCGGCCGATGGGACGGTCACGATCGCCGCGGTGTTCAGTCCCCTGCTCGCGGGCCAGACCTGTTACATCGGCGTGCTCGCGTTCGAGAACGCGGACGGCTCGGGCGCCGAATCGAGCGCGATCGGCCTCGCGACGGTGGCCTCCCCCGTCACGCCCGTCAACGGGCTCCTCGCGGTCCGCCCCTCCTGGAAGGCGAACCACCTGATCGTGAACGTCGAGGGCGGCCCGGGGACCGCGTCCTTCAAGATCGCGACCTCGACGGTGAGCTATCCCCTGGCGGGGACCGGCACCGTCACGAACGGGCAGAACGGGGACATCGACGTCGGCGCCTTCACTTACGGCCAGACGGTCTTTGTCACCGTCACCCCCTATTCGGCCGCGGGCGGCGGCGGCTCGGCCGGGTCGGCCCTCGGCGCCCAGTCGACCTTGAGCTATGGCGATGGCGTGTTCGACCTGGGCGGCGGCCACGTGCTCCGGAGCTCGAGCTTCGATGATGGGAAGTTCGCCGTCCAGGCGGCGGATAGTGCCGGGGCGCAGGCGGCGCGCGCGGTCCAGATCCAGGGCCAGCTCCGGACCCTGGCGCAGATGCTCACGGAGCTCGTGCCGAACGCCGAGTTCGACATCTGGGAATCCACGAGCCAACCCCACGCGTGGACGGTCGATACGACGGCGGGGGCGGTCTGCGCCCGGGAGAGCGCGGCCCCCTTCTCCGGGGACTACGCCCTCAAGTACTCGAACCCCGACAATGCCTCGAACGCCGGCTGGCATGGCGTCGCGACGAACGACCTGAACAAGGGGGCCTTCTGCGTGCCGCTCCGCGCCGGCCTCACCTACCGCATGAAGATCGCGGCCAAGGCGAGCCGGGTCGTCGGCGGCCAGGAGTACCGCGTCGTCGTCAGCTTCAACGCCGCCGAGACGCTCCAGCAGGTCCAGACGTTCCCGCTGGCCGTCGCGAACGCCTGGCAGGTCGACTCCTTCATCCTCAACGTCCCCTCGGCCGCGGAGGCCAACAGCAAGGTCTACGTCCAGCTCAACCGGAACGGCGATGCGACGGCCACGGACTTCTGGATCGACTCGCTCCGCCTGGTCGAGGACACCCCGAGCATCGCCGACCTGGTCGCCGCGGCCTCGGTCGCCGGCACCAACATCGTCCAGAACCCGGGCTTCGAGGCGGGCGTCGCCTACTGGCGCCAGGTGGCCGGCGGCTCGCTCGATAGCACGGCCGCCACGCCGATCGCAGGGGCCCGGAGCGGCGTGATCGTCGCGGTCGCGAGCACGCTCGCGCGGATCCAGCAGTGCGATCGCGCCTCAGATCTCTCGGGGGGCCAGAACCCCTCCGGGGGCGCGCCGCTCTACGTCGCCGTGACCGGGGGCGATGAGGTCTTCGGCTCGCTCCAAGTGACTGCCGGGACCCTCGACGCCACCGCCGTGCTCAACTACAGCGTCGAGGAGTACGACGCGACGAAAGCCCTGATCCAGCGCACGGTGCTCGCGACGCGCGGCGGCATCGCCGCGCCCGTGACGATGGCCGGCGGGATGACCCTCCAAGCCACGACCGCCTACATCGTCGTGGTGTTCGAGGTCACGCCGAGCGCCGGCGGCGGCGGGATCACCTATCGGTGGGATGGCGTGACCCTCTATCGGGTCTCGCCGCCCAAGCGCCGGGTCAAGGCCCTCCTCAATGCGGCGCAGGCGCTCGTCAACAACACGCTGACGAAGCTGGCCTGGAACGGCGCCGATGAGTTCGACGTGGGGGCGATGCACGACCCGACGGGGGCGGCCCAGGCGAACACCGAGCTCATCGCGCCGGTCGCCGTCGTCGGCTATGGCGCCCTGCATCTCCACGCCCAGGTCCAGTTCGCCGCCAACGCGGTCGGCATCCGGAAAGTCCAGATCAAGAAGAACAACGCGACCATCATCGCCGAGTCGGAATGCGCGGCCGTCAACGGCGACGTCACGACGATCGACTGTTCCGTGGTCGTCCACCACCCGGCCGCGGGCGATTTCTACGAGGTGCTCGTGCTCCAGACGAGCGGCGGCAACCTCAACGCGACCAGCGGCCCCGGGACGTCCTTCTTCGAGGCACATCAGCTCGTCTAACCCGTGTCCCAGGAGACCCTTCGATGACGTCCGTGACCCAGTATCTCGCGACCCGCGCCCAGGCGCCGGCGGTGGCGCCCATCCACGAGGCGGCGCTGGCGGCGCTCGCCCGGCTCCGGCAAGCCGCCCAGGACGCCGATGCGCTCGCCGCGCACGCCGATGCGCACCAGGCGGCCGCGGCGGATCGCGCCGCGTTCGGGGCCCTGGCCGAGGTGACGCAGCTGTCGAATCGGCTCTCCCAGGAGCTCTGGGGCGCGTACGAGCGGGTGCGGACGAGCTGCGAGGTGACGCTGCATCTGACGGAAGCCGAAGGGCGTCTCCAACCGCCGGCCGACGGCGGGTCGTGACGGACCCGGGCTCGAGCTTCTGGGGCGCGCTCGGGATCGGCCCGGGCCTGACGGCGCTCTTGACGCTGATCGCCGTCACGGCGCTCGCGAGCGTGAAGCTCTGGCGGGAGCTCACCCACGACCGGCGTCACGAGCGCGACCCCCGTGAGCATCCTAGCCCGAAGGGCCTGGAGACGATCCCGACCGCGATCGCGATCGAAGTGCGGAACGCCCTGTCGACCCACCTCCTCCAGCTCGAGATCCTCCTCCGCGAATGGAGCGACCGCCAGCGCATCGAGGCCGAGCAGTGGCGCCGCGAGCTCCGGGGCGATCTCGACGAGTCCGTCGAACGGATCGAGAAGGCCGTGCGCCGGCTGCGGGAGCCCGTCTGACCCGGATCCTCGTGGTCGAGGACGATGCCCTGCTCCGCCGGCTCCTCGCGACCGTGCTCGAGCGCGAAGGCTACCAGGTCACGGACGTCGGGACCGTCGCGCTGGCCGTGGCCCAACCGGGGCCCTGGGATCTCCTGCTCCTCGATCGGCGTCTCTCGAACGGCGATGGGCGCCGGGTCGCCGAAGAGTTCCAAGGGACGCCGACCCTCTACGTCTCGGCCTATCCGGATCCGGAGGCAGCCGCGGCCGGCAACTACCTCCAGAAGCCGTTCCTGCCGGAGCACTTCATCAAGAAGGTCCGCTCAATGCTGCCTCCCGCGCGCGAGGAGCTGCCATGAAGTGGTCGTGGATCAGCGAGATGCCCACGACCCAGGTGCGGTTCGCGGCCTCGGTGGTCGCGACGCTCTGCGTGGTCGGCAAATACGTCCTCTCGTCCACCTGGGTCCCGGATCCCGGTGTGCTGCTTTTCCTGGGCGGCTGGCTCGGCATCGACACGACGCACTTCTATCTCAAGCGCCGGACGACGTTCGCCCCCGACGGGACGAAGACGACCGAGTCGGCCGCGGCGCCGGGGGCGACGCCGTGACGGCGCGCCAGTTCCCCGATCCCCGCACGGCCGCCTTTCTCTTCACGGCGGCTCGCGAGGGCGGCGACAAGCCGGCCGGCACGCTCGGCGATCCGAACCACGCCTTCCGGGGCGTCAATCAGCGCACCTACGACGCCCACCGCCAGAAGCACGGACTGCCCACCCAGGACGTGACGCTGCTGTCGGCCGCCGAGCAGGCCGCGATCTATGACGACTACTGGGCCCGCGGGCGCTGCGCCGAGATCGCCGCGCACTCGGGGGCGCTGGCCCTCTGCCACTTCGATGCCGTCTTCAACGGCGGCGGCGTGGAGATCCTCGAGCGGGAGATCGGCGAGCTCACCCCCGACCAGGTCCTGACCGACGACGAGCTCGCGGCCGTCGTGTCGCTCCTCGCGCCCTATAACGTCTTCCCCGATGGCGAGACCGGCGAGGCCGGGGCCTGCGGGGCCTACTGCGAGGCCCGGCTCGCCCGCTTCCGCCGGCTGCACAACGCGGCCGCGGAGCCCGGCTGGGAAGTCCGCCTCAACCGGGTCGCGAGCTATTGCGACCTCACCTGGAGGGTGACATGACGCTGCCCCGCTGGCTGAACCCGCCGTTCTGGTGGGCCTGGACGTTCCCGGGGGCGTCGCTCCTGATCGAGTTCGCGGGGGGGACGGTCCTGGCGACGCTCGTGCAGCCCGTCGGAGGCGCCCACGCGCTCGTCAATCGCTTTTTGCTCGCGACCATCCTCTCGGTCTTCTATGAGGGCGAGCTCGACCGGAACGGCTGGAGCTGGGCCGATCTCGGGCAGCGGGCCCTCGGGGTCGCCCTGGGGCTCGCGCTCTGGCGTCTCGTGCGATGAGCCGGGCCTGGCGCCGGGAGCTCGGCTTCGTGGCGGGGCTCGCCGTCGGGTGCCTGCTCTTCGTGGCCGGCATGTGTTGGCAAGGGATCAGTGATCGGGCGGTCGTCCTCGAGGCGCGCGATGCGCTCGAGGCCGTGGCCGTGCAGCAGTGGGTGTTCAAGGTCCGACCTGGGAGGTAGCGATGACGAAGATCGAAGGGGCGGCGGCGGCGCTCGTGGTGCTCGGGATCGGGGTCATGACCCGGACGCTCTTCCCGCGGACGGTGACGGTGGCGACGCCGCCGCGGATTGTGACGGTCTACGATACCGTGGCGCAACTCGATACGGCCTGGGTGCCGCGCCTCGTCCACGATACGATCCGGACCCCGGCGCCCCCGCCGGAGAAGATCACGACGACGATCCGGGACACGATCTACCGCGTGCCGCCCCTCGCCGGGCTCACGTCGCTCGACGTCGCTGCGGCCGTGGGCGATAGCACGCTCGCGGCGGGGTTCTCGGTGACGCCGGTGGATTCGGGGAGGGGTTACGATCTGCGCCGGTGGACGGCGCAGTATTACACGCTAGGGCCGGTGCGGTCGATCGTGCTGCAGCCCGGGATGGGGGCGCCCCGGCTCACCTGGGGCGACCCCCCGCCCCCGCCCTGCGCCCTCGGCTGTACGCTCCGGCACTACGCGACGGGCGCCGCGGTGGGGGGCGGCATCGTGGCCCTGCTCTTCTCCCTCTTCGCGCACCACTAGAACGAGCAGAACGAGCCCCAGCTCGCCGGCCGCGCGAAGCCCGTCATCGTCGAGTCCCCGATCCGCCAGTGCCAGACCCAGGGGGTCGAGGGCGTGAGCCCCGCGCCGCCGGTCGTGTCGACGCCCGCCGCCGGATCGAACGTCGGGATCTGATAGTGCAGCGTCGGGCCGCCCGTATCCGTGGCGGCCGACACCGTCAGGAGGCGCTGGCCCAGAGTGTCGCCCAAGGCAAAGCAGGCGACGCTGTGGCCGGCCAGCGTGTCGTTGAGGATGTACTCCTGGGTGAAGCCGAACACCCCCTCACTCGAGTCGGTCAGGCTGAAGGTGACGTGCATCGTGTCGATCGGCGGCAGGAAGTCGTCGACGACGTAGATCAGCTCGTAGGGATCCGGCCGGGGCTTGGGCTTGGGCGCGGTCGCGCTATGGGAGCAGGCGCAGAGGACGAGCAGCGAGAGCAGCGGGACCTTCTGGGACATCCGGGACCTCCGCACGAGAACCAGCGATCACGGCCCACGTCACCCGACGGGGCGGCCGCGCCCAGCCCTGGGCCAGGAGGCGCGCGAGATCAATGTGCAGAATGGTCCCTTCCGAATCAAGCGAGTCGGGCGGGGTCAGTGGCCGGTCTCCGCGAGGATCAGCCCGACGACGAGCAGGAGGACGAGGACGACGGCGAAGAGCATCCCGATGCGGCCGAGGTTGGGCCCGAGGGGGCGCCCGCACTGGGGGCACGCGATGGCGCCGGCGTCGATCGTGCGTCCGCAGCTCGGGCACGCGCGGGGACCGCGCTGGCGCGAGCGGAGGTAGAGTCCGACGCCCGCGGCCAGGAGCCCGAGGATCACGAGCTGGACCGCGATGATGCTCACTTGATCTTCCCTTTCCGCAGGGCCTCGGCGGTCGCGATCAGGTCACTCACGTCGGCCCCGAACTTCGTGAAGTCCTTCGCAGTCTGCAACAGCCAGTCGGCGAGAAACTCCCGTCCTTTGGTCGTGCTCTGCATCTCATCGAGGGCGAGCGTGCGCTCTACGGCGCGCCCCACTGCGCGAGCGATCATCGGCGCCACGGTGGCAAGAGTTGCCGGGACGCCGCCCTTCGGCGCCCGAATGGGCCCCGAACGTAGGCTCTCGTCCCGCACACCGCCAGACGCGCCTTCCCCCCAGAGCCGGGCCGCCCCCGGGCCCAGGAGCTCGATCAGCCGCGCCGGATAGTGCCCGCTCGGCATCGCATCGCCCCGCAACCAGGAGGCGACCAGCGTCGGCCGGGCGCCGATCTCCCGGGCCACGGCCGAGGCGGATCCCCTGCCCCGGTAGCCCGCCCGATCCAGCGCTTCCCGGAACCGTTTTCCGAAGTCCAGTCGTAGCCCGCGGTTAGCGCGCCGGATGGGGCCCCCTTGACGGTGAGCGTATGTACGCTCATACTTGAGCGTCGTTACGCTAGTCATTGGCCGTCCTATGGACGACACAAACCGGGGGAAGGTAGGGGCCGTGAAGCGACTCATCAAGGACAAGGCGGTTCAGGTACTGCTCACCGGGGAGGATCTCCGGGTGCTCGATCGGGCCGTCGCCCGTGAGCGCGAGGAGCGCCGGGACGTGCGGGTCAGCCGCGGGATGCTGCTCCGCGAGGTCGCGATGCCCCAGATCCGCGCCCTCGTCGAGAAAGAGGTCGCGGCATGACCCCCGATCCCCTCGGGACGGAGGTCCCTACGCCGGATGAGCTCGTCGCCATGTGTGAGGGCGCCGGGTACCGGGTCACGGCGGCCGCCGCGCAGATCGTCACGGCCGAACGGCCAATCGCCGGGGAGCCCGAGCTCTTCCGCGCCGTCGTGTTCCACCGCGCCGCGGAGGATCCCCGCTGGAACGCCGGCTGCGTCCTGCGCCGGCGCACCGCGCCCCTGACGTTCGACCACAAGGCGCTGGGCCAGCGCGTCGTCGTCGCGACGCTGATCGACGCCGAGTTCTGGCTGGGCGGCGTCTCCTCGATCCCCGCGAGCGCGCGCGAAACCGCGGCGCTCAGCGCTCCCCGCTGACATGACCATGGCGACGAGAGTGCGGGATACCCGCTGGGCGCGCGAGCCAGTCGCGCTCCCCTATTCGACGATCGGCGAGAAGCTCCCGACGGCGCTCGCCCAGGCCGCGGTGGGCCAGCTCCCGAAGGTCGCCGCGAAGATGGGCCGCGGCGCCGGGACGCTCTTCAAGTGGGCGGAAGGGGAACGGGGGCCCGAGGCGGACTGCGCCGCGCTCTTCCCGGCGCTCCGCGCCGCCGGCATCCCGCGGGCCCGCGCGACGCTCCTTGTCGCCCGGATCCAGACGCTCTTCCTCGCCGCCTACGGCGACGAGCTCCCCGCGCTGGCCGCGCTCGACCAGGCCGAGACGCTCGCCGCCTCGGCCGAGAACCAGACCCAGATGGCGCGGATCCACACGCCCAGCCGGGACGCCAAGGTCCGGAACCTCCAAGCGATCGAGAACGATGTCGCGATTCTCGAGACCGAGGCCGCGCGCCTCCGGCACGAACTCACCCAGGAGGGCCTATGAGCCCCCAGCCCCTGTCGGCGGCGGACGTCGCCGGGCTCGTCGGCCTGGTGTGTTTCTGCGGGCTCCTCGTCGCGGCGCTGCCGTGGCCGCACTACCGGGATCCCGAGGACTTCGCCCATCCGGCGGACCGCCGCGCGGCGGTCGAGCAGCTACGCCAGCACGAGCGGCTCCGCCAGGGTGCACCCGCAGTAACCGCACGCGAAACGCGCCGTCCGGGATCTGACCCCCGAGCGGCGCGCCGACTGCACGGTGCGTGAGCCGCACCGTCGACGGTCAAGATACCACGGCTCGCAAGGAGTGCAACGATGACGGCCCCGAAGATGACGGTCTCGCGCCGACTGACCCAGGAGGAAGCCCACGATGCCGGGCTGATTCCGCGCGGGCAGGCCTGGGACGAGGAGCAGCAAACGGCGGTGCCGATCGGGATGCTGATCGAACGCGAGCAGCTCGAGCGCCCGCTCGACATCACCGCGCAGCTCAGCACGTTCCAGAAGAACCGCACCGCGATCCTCAAGTTCGTGAAGGACTACCTGGTCGAGGCTGAGTATGACAGCCGGAACGCGCCGATCCCCGGCAAGGTCGGGGACTATTACAAGGTCCCGGGCTCCGAGCAGAAGGCGCTGACGAAGCGCGGGGCCTCGAAGATCAACCAGCTCTTCCGGTGGTCGCGCGGGGCCGCGCGTCAGGTCGCCGCGACCGAGACGAAGGAGTACTGCTCCGCCACGATCGAGGTCCCGCTCGTCGATCAGTACGGCCGGATCGTCGGCGCCGGCGTGGCCTCGTGCAATACGGCCGAGTCCGGCTTCCAGGGCGCCGCGGTGAAGAAGTACGGCGGCTGGGGCGAGTGGAAGGACAAGCGGTTCACGATCAGCCGGCCCCCCGACTATCGCGCCGCGCAGAACGACGTCGTCGCCCGGGCGGCCAAGCGGGCCTCCGTGCAGGCGACGATCGTCGCCTCAGCGATCGAGGAGATCTTCACCGCGGCGCCCGAGGAGGAGCGGGAGGGCGCGGCGACGGTGCAGACGAGCGCGGCGCGGCTGCCCGACTCGAAGCGGCTCGGGGATCACAGCGGGCGTCTCGTGACCGAGGTGGCGACCGAGGACCTCCGCGAGCTGGCCGTCCGCATGAAGGCCAAGATGACGGATCCCGACACCTGGCAGCCGGTCCTCGAGACGATCGAGCTCGAGCTCGATCGCCGGCGCAGCCCGGATCCCGAGGCCGGCTTCTGATGCGGATCGCCCACTTGGCCGACGTGCACCTGGGGTGCCGGATCTACGAGCGGCTCACCGCCCAGGGCGCGAACATCCGGGAGCAGGACATCGCCCAGGCCTTCGGGCGCGCGATCGACGGCGTGATCGCGGCCCGGGTGGACCTGGTCCTCCTCGCGGGGGACTTCTTCCACGCCGTGCGGCCCACGAATAGCGCGATTCTCGTGGCCTACCGCGAGCTCGCGCGGCTGCGGCAGTCCCTGCCCAATACGCCGGTCATCGTCATCTCCGGCGATCACGACACGCCCCGCTCCTCGACGACGACGCCGATCCTGTCGCTCTATCAGGCGCTCGGCGTCGACGTCGTCCAGACGGGCGTCGTCCGGCTCGAGCGGGCCGGGGCGGTGGTGACCTGCGTGCCACAGGGCGCGCTCGCGCAGCTGGCGGACGTCGCCCCCGTCCCCGGCAAGCTGAACATCCTCCTGGCCCATGGGGAGGCGCGGGATCTGCCGCACCAGGCGCGGACGATCGCCGCCGATGTCCTGGCGGCCGCCTGGGACTACGTCGCGCTCGGCCACTACCATGTCCACCAGCAGGTCGCGCCGCGGGCCTGGTACGCGGGCTCGCTCGACTACGTCTCGACCGATCCCTGGAAGGATCTGCGCGAGGAGGCCCGCGCCGGCCTCGGCGGGAAGGGCTGGCTGTGCTGCGAGCTCCCGGCCGGCGTCCCGACGCTCGAGCGGATCGCGCCCCCACGGGTGTTCCGGGATCTCCCGTCGCTCTCCGGGGAGCGGCTGAATCCGGCCGAGCTCTCGGCGGCGATCCTTGAGCGCGTCGCCGAGGTGCCAGACGGGGCCGTGGCCCGGCTCGTCGTCCATGACGTGCCGCGCGCGGTGGCGAAGGAGCTCGCCTGGGACCGGATCCGGGCGGAGAAGGGACGCCTGACCATCCTCCATCTCGATCTCCGGCGCCCGGAGGTCGAAGCCGGCGTCGAGCGGCGCCGGCAGCTCTTCCAGAACCTGGACGAGGTCGTGTTCGGCTTCCTCGGCGACCGGGCCGCGCAGCTGCAGACCCAGGGCTGGTCCGCCGACGAGGCCGCGGAGTTCCAGCGCCTCGGGAACGACTACTTCGCGGCCACGGCCCACCGCCCGTCGGTGGGGACGGGCGTTGCCGCATGACGCTGACCCAGGAGCTCCGATGCCCGTGGCCGCCGAGAACGTCGACGACGTCTTCACCTATCACGCCCCGGACGGCCAGCAGCAGGTCGCCCTCGAGGAGATCCGGAACGGCGCCAAGGCGCTCGCCCGGACGATCCTCGATCACACCCCGAAGTGCGGCGACCAGCAGGCGGCGCTGCGCCTGCTCCGGGAAGCGGTGATGACCGCGAACGCCGCGGTCTTCGGCCTCGTCTAAGTCGGACACGGGCGCGGCGGCGCGGGGTTGTCGGCGGGGCGCCTAGGGAGTCGTCCCCCGACGTCAAGGAATGTGGCCTTTCCCCGGCCGACCTCGACGCCCGGTACGCGGAAGTCCTGCAGTCGGTGGAACGGCGCCCTACCAGGGCGACGTCCCGGGTTCGAGCCCCGGCTTCCGCTTCCCCTGTTGCACCAGCGTCGGACTCGAGCCATGGAGAGCGCGACCCGCATGACGATCACCCTCGACGAGAACGAATGCCGCTCCATCTGCCGGGCCATCAAACTCCGGGCGGACGAACTGTCGAAAGAGGCGAAGAAGCTCCTGAAGCTCGACCGTCCCACCGAGGCCCGGAATCTCACGACCGAAGCCGAGGATCTGACCGGGCGCCTGGGGCCGAAGTTCGACGCCCAGGGCACGTTCGACTTCAAGGCCGCAGCCCAGAAGGATGCGATCGCGGCGGCCAAGGCCCGGAACAAAGACAAGCCGACCGGGGGTGCCAAATGACTGGCGCCGAGCTGCGCGAGATCATCCTCCCCGGTCGAGAAACCGCCCGTGCCCGGGAAGAAGAAGGGCGGCCGCAAGTGAGCGACCTCTCCATGCTCGAGCAGCTCGAGGCACTGCGCAACCAGCACTTGAACGCGGCCCTCGAGCACCAGGCTGCGGCCAAGCAGACCGAGAAGGCGATCGACGCGGTCCAGGCCCTCCAGGACATCGCGCCGGCGCAGATCCGGGCGCACATGGCCCACACGCGTCGGGCGCCGAAGGCGCCCCCGAAAAAGCGGGGGGTGGGGCCGCGGAACGCCACGAACGGCGACGGCGTCACCGAGCAGTGGGCGAAGGGCCGCAGGCTCTGGGACGACGGCAAGGACGTCAAGGAGATCGCGGCCGCCCTGGGCGTCAGCACGTTCTCGGTCTACAACCATCGGAAGTCCGACGGTTGGCCCGCGCGGTCCGAGTAAGGCCTCGTGGATGAACGCCCCCCGCTGCCGACCTGTGTCCGCCGGGTCCTCAAGGCGTGCCGGAAGCTGCCCTGGGCGGCCCGCGCGCTCCTGCTCGAGATCTTCGAGCTGGACCTGGGCCCGGAGGGGTGCTGGCTCTCGGCCGGCGAGCTCGGGGAGCGCCTGGGCACCTCAACCTCCACGATCGAGAAGTACCTGGCGCGCTTCGAGGAGCTCCGGTTGCTCGAGCGGGTCAAGCGGCGCGGGGTGCGGACACCGGGGTGGCACCTGGTCCTCCCACGGGACTGCGTCCCGCTCCTCGAGCGCCCCCGGATCGAACAGGTCCGGGCCTGCCGGAATGCCTTGGAGGCCTATCTGGCGGCCCATCAACCCGGAAGGGGTTCGGGTTTGAAACCGGACCCCACGGCGGTTTCACCGCCTCGCGGAACCGGAACCCCTTCCTTAATAAGACCGGAATCCCTTCCGGTCTCGGCGGAGCGTGGGGGGGACGAAGGGGGGGCTCCCGCTGCTGGACCCCTTGGCAACGCCAAGATTCAGCTGCCTTTACCCGCAACAGCAGCGGGAGCTGGTGCTGACGCACAAGAACCGCAGCGGGAGAGTTCCGGACGACTGGACGTCGGCCGGATACGCCGGATGGCCGCCACCGAGCCGCGGGCGCGGCTGCCGTTCACCGACGCGCGCGCCCGGGGCGACGCATGACCGACCAACCCTCGCTCGAGCTCCTGCCCCAGGGCGTCCCGGCGACGCCCATCTGCCGCGAAGCCGATCGCTCGGGGCCCTGTCGCTACGCCGGCGTCTGCCCGGAATGGCGGCAGCACAGTCACCACCGCCTGGTCCTCCGCGGGGAGCACTGCTGGGTCTTCGTCCGGAACGAATCCCTCGAGGCGCGGCACCTCCCGCTCCCGGTCCCCGAGTCCCCGAAGGCGCCGACCGGCGACGGGCTCCCGTTCTGATGCCGATCCGCGTCGTCCTCGCCCTCGGCTGGCTCTGCATCGCCCTGATCGGGCTCATCCTCACCGCGGTCTGGCTGGTCTTCGCGGTGGCGATGGGGCACGTCCCGCTCTTCCCACGGGCGCGCCGGCGCCGGATCGACCGCCGGATCCCGGGGCGCCTGGTGCGCCTCGAGGATTTGGCCCCGGCCGACCGCGAGATCTTCGCCACGTTCCGGCGGATCGCATGACGGCGATCGAGTTCTGGGCGGCCGTCGGGGGCTGGGTGCAGCAGCTACGGGAGGCGCGCGGGCTCTCCCGCACCCAGCTCGGCGTCGACGCCTTACAGCTCACCCCCCACCACGCCCGGAAGAAGATCCGGGAGATCGAGATTGCCCGAGTGCGGATCGATTGTTGGGAGCGCCAGCAGCTGGCGGCCGTGCTCCAGGTGCCCCCCGCGGAGATCTGCCCGTGAGCCGGACGATCCCCTTTGGGTTCGCGATTCCCTCGGGCGACCCGGTGAAGGTCCCGCTCCGGCACATGGTGATTACCGGACAAACGCAGGAGGCCGGCAAGACCACGGCGCTCGAAGCGATGGTGGCGCGGGCCGGGCTCCAGGCCGTCGTGTTCGTGACGAAGCGCGGCGAGGGCTCATTCGCCGGCGCTCGCACCATCCCGCCGTACTTCCGCGAGCAGACGGACTGGCGGTATGTCGCGGCCGTCCTCGAGGCCGCCGAGGGCCAGAAGCTCAAGTTCGAGCGCGCCTGGATCATGCGCGCCGTGAAGGGCGCGAAGACCCTCGCCGAGGTCCAGCGGAACGTCCAGACCCTCGGCCGCGAGGCCAAGCGCGGGATGGATGCCGACGTCTATCTCGTGCTCGACGCCTACCTCCAGGATGTCGTGCCGCAGATCGCGAAGGTGCGCTGGGCGCAGACGGTCGCGCTCGGGGACGGCATCAACGCGATGGACCTGGGCGGCCTGTCCGAGGCGATGCAGCACCTGGTGATCCGCTCGACGCTCGAGTGGGTGCTTCACTCGGCCGAGCGGACCGTCGTCGTCGTCCCGGAGGCCTGGAAGTTCATCCCCCAGGGCCGGGGGACGCCGGTGAAGCTCGCGGCCGAGGCCTATATCCGGCAGGCCGCGGCGCTCAAGAACTACCTCTGGCTCGACTCCCAGGACATCGCCGGCGTCGAGAAGATCATCCTCAAGAGCTGTCCCGTCTGGATCCTCGGTGTGCAGCGCGAGGCGAACGAGATCCAGCGCACCCTCGATCAGATCCCGGGCGCGAAGAAGCGGATCCACGCCGAGGACGTCGCCCGGTTGGGCCTCGGCCAGTTCTACGTCTGCCACGGCGATCAGATCACGAAGGCCTACGCGCAACCCCGCTGGCTCGAGGATCGGGACGCGCAGGCGATCGCCCGGGGCCAGCTCGACGTCCACAGCGCCCGGCTCACCGATCTCGCCTTTCAGCTCCAACCCCCCGTCGCCGTTACTCTCGCCGAGGAATCGACCGTGACCGAACAAGAAGCCGCGGAACTCCGCGAGGAGAACACGCGATTACAGGATGAGGCCCGCGACCTGCGGGCCCGCATCGAGGTCCTCGAGCTGCGGGGACGGCTCGAGCCCCGGCCGAACGACGGCGGAACCGTGACGCCGAAGATCCGCCTGCCGGCCGAGCGAGAGACGGTGGTCCACGACCTCCGCGCCGTCGCGCCCCTGGACCCGGCCCTCGGGGGCGAAGAGCTCTACGAGCAGATCAAGGCGCGGCTCTCGGCCGAGGCGCCCCAGATCCTGAAGGTGCTCGCGACGCGCCCCGAGCTCGACGTCACCGTCCAGCGCGTGACCGTGGAGCTCGATGGCGCGACGCCCCAGGGCCGGATCGCCCGGCTGATCGCGGATGGGTTCTTCGCCGAGCCCCGCGCCCCCGGCCAGGTCCAAGCGGAGCTCGCCCGACGGGGGAAGGACCCGGGCCCGCGGATCGTCGATGGGATCCGCTCGCTCAGCGAGATGGGCTTCTTCTTGGTGGGCAGCGGCCGGGACTCGAAGTCGCGCGTCACCACGACCTATCAGGCGGCGCCGGGGATCAAGGTGCGGACGCGGGAGATCGCCGCGTGAGCGTCGCTATCCGGCTCGAGGGCCAGCCCGAGCTCCCGCTCCGGAGCTTCGTCTGCCCGGAGTGCGGCGCGCCGGTGACGACGCGGGTTCAGAACCAGCGGACGTGTCTCGGGCGTATGTGCATCGCCTCGCGGGAGCGCCGCATCGACGCCGAGGCCCGGGCCCGGCGCCTCACGGGGTCGTCCGCGCCACTCCTCCGGGCCGCGACCGAGGACACGAGCCGCACGATCGCGACGGTCTATGAGGTCTGGCGCAGCCATCATGCCCGGTGTGCGACCTGCGGGACCTACGACTGGTTTGATCCGGGGGCGCCCCGCCTGACCGACGCGACCGACATCGTCATCAGCCGGCGCCTGACCTTGGCCGACGGCCGCGTGGTGGGCGTCGTGGACGGGCCCGACGTCGCCGTCCTCTGCGCGGTCGGCCGGGACCGGTTCGGCGCCTGGCGCGCGGCCGCCATGACCAACCTGCGGATCCGCTGATGCCCGACGTCATCCTCAAGGGCGACGTCGGCCATGCACTGGACGGCTATGAGATCGCGGTGGCCGCGACCTGCGAGACGCACGGCTTCTCCGTCCTCATCTGCGTCACGCCCGAGCAGGCCGCCTCGATCGCTGCCGGGATCCATACGGCGGACGAGCGCAACAGTCGACTCAAGTGCGTGATCGATCATTTCGCAGGCGCCGTGCAGGCGATGTTCCACGTCCGGATCGGCGCGGTGCAGGTGCCGAAGCCGCCGATCGATCCGAGCCGCTCGTGACCGACGCCCAGCGCGCCGCCGGCGCCGAAGCGATCGCCCAGGCGCGGTACTACCGCGCGACGCCGAGCGCCCGGGCCGGCGATTGGGACTGGCTGCCGGCCCGGGCGAAACGGCAGTGGCTCGAAGACGCACGCGAGGACCTGGCGGTCGCGCTCCTGGCGATGGGGCGGTGATGGTCGACCGCGCCCAAGTCCTAGCGCAGTTGCCCGCGGCGCCGGCGCCGGAAGCGATCCTCACCCCGCTCCAGCTCCGCACCTGGTTGCAGGTGAGCGAGGCGCAGCTCTACCGCCTCAACCTGCCGGCGATCAGATTGGGACGCCGGACGGTGCGCTATCATGTGGGGACGGTACTCGAGGAACTCAAGAGGCGGGCGAAGTGACGCGCGCGATGGCTGATCCAAATCCCATCGAGGAGTACGTCGACATTCGCTTCCGGCTGCCACGCGCCGCCGCCGAGAAGCTCGACGAGCTCTTGGCATCTGGGCTCTACGGGGCAGAGCGGAGCACGGTGGCGCGACGGCTTACCGAGCAGGGGTTGGAGAGGCGGTTCGGATTGATCGTGAGGATGCGGACGAATGACACCCCATCGTAGCCACGACCGCGGGACCTTCATGGTCGATCGCCGGTTCGGCCCCGTGGGCCGGATCCTCCGTGCCTCGGGCACCTCGGATCCGGCGACGTTCAAGGCGATCAACGTCGCGCTCTCGGAACTGAACAACCTCGGGCGCCTCGAGCTGCTGCGTGCGGTCCGCGATGGCGTCCTGACTCCGCTCGAGGTCTACGGGGCCTTCCGCCTGGGGCAGCTCGATCGACTCCCGACGGCGGAAGACGTGAAGCCGCTCGCCGGCGCCGTCACGACCTGGCTCCCCACGCTCGATGTCCGCCCGGGCACGCGCAAGGACTACCGGCAGTACTTCGACCGCCTCCTCGCCGGTCACGCCGCGGCCCGCGTCGCGGACCTCCCGCGGATCCTCAAGACCTATCGCGATCGGTGCCAGCGTGAAGGCACGCGGACGACCTTCAACCACACGCGCGCGGCGGTCCAGGCGTTCTTCCGCGACGTCCTGAGCCCCCGGCATCCGCTCTACGGCGACGCGACGGCGATCGCCAAGCTCCGCGAGGATCCCCGGAAGGGGAATCCGCGGTCGGTGGCGCAGATCCGCGCCCTCGCCGGCGCGCTGGGAGCGCACGGCCCGACGCTCTGGGCGCTCTGCCTCACGGGGATGCGCCGGGCCGAGTACTTCGGCGGCGCGTGGGACGTCGCGGGCGATCGGGTGCGGATCCACGGGACGAAGACCGCCGGCGCCGAGCGGTTCGTGCCGCTCGTCTTCCCGATCGCCGCGCCGACCGTCGGCTACTGGGGGTTCAACCAGGCGCTGCGGAAGGCGACCGGCGGTCATGTGCGCGTCCATGATCTGCGAAAGACGGCCGCGCACTGGTGGGAGTCGGCCAGCGTGCCGCGCACCCGGCGCCGACTCTATCTCGGCCACGGCCGGCGCGACATCTCGGACCTGTACGAAGAGCATGACGTCCGGGCGTTCCTGCAGGAGGATGCCGAGCGGCTGCGGACCTTCGTGGGCGCGGCACCGCAACTGCTCCGGGCGGTGCAATGATTAAAACCCCATTAAAACCAAGTCCCGGGATTTCTCCCGGGACAGATCGCCCACGATGGCGTAACTCCATGCGCCGACTCGGAATCGAACCGAGAACCTAAGGATTAAGAGTCCGGCATGCACGCGCTTCCCGTAGCGCCGCAGCCCCCTGGTGGCGCTCCCAGACCCCCCGATGACACTCCGAACCTCCCGGGATATGTCCCGGGACAACCCGGCTATCAGATCACCTACACGCGCGCCCAGCTCGACGCGGCCGTCAGCGAAGCGAAGGGCACCGCGCGCCAGGAGGGCTACGACGCCGGCTGGTCAGAGGGGACGTACCTGATGGACGGCGAACTCCGCGCTGACATCAAAAGCGTCGTCGATCGGCTGCGCGCCGGGATCCTCGATGAGCCCGCAGCGATCCGGGAGCTCGAGCGCCTAGCGGGTGGGGCATGAAGGCCGAAACCCCCGGGCCGTCTCCCCTACCACACATGGACATCGCGGAATTTCGGCGGCTGGGATATCTCCAGGAAGCCAATCGCCTGTTCTTCCATCCACTAGGCCTCGCGCTCGAGGTCGTGCGAGAGGAGGACGGTCGCGAGAGCCTGAGTGGTATCTGGGACTTTCGGGAGGATCCGGAAGGACTCGCCTTCGGCATCGGAGTCGATGCTCCGGAGCCCCAGAAGGCCGTCTTCGTGGCGCTCCAACGCGAGCAGCGCCGGGTGGCACGGGAAGTCTTGTTCGGCGGAAGCGACGTGCAGCCAGCATGAGCGGTCCGAAGTCAGGCGGAAAGTCAGGGCGTTCTGATTCACGGAAGCAGAACGCCGGACACTTCGCGAAGGGGGGCGATGCCCGTCAGGGCCGCGGGCCCGCGAAGGGCGCGCCCAACGCCGGCCGACCGCCCGACAAGTTCAAGCTCGCGATGCAGGGCATCGCCGACCGCCCCGAGGTCCTCAAGCGCCTCACGCACCTGACCGGTCCCCGCCGCACAGGCAGTGCGGCCGTGCCCGACGACGTCTTCCTGAAGGCCTTCAAGGAGGTCGCAGATCGTGGCTACGGCAAGCCGGCCCAGCCCATCGAGCACACGGGCGCCGATGGTGGCGCCATCCAGTTCGAGGACGCGGCCAGCGCCCGCGCAGCGATCGCTCGCGAGCTTGCTGGCGTCCAAACCCGAGGGCGCGCGCCAGCGGATTCTTAGCACCCTCTCGGACGACCAGGTCCAGGCCCTCCGCTACGACTGGCGCTTCTGGGGGCGGCCCTCGCAGTTCGCGCCCGACGATCCCGACTGGCTGATCTGGCTCCTGATGACGGGGCGCGGGTTCGGGAAGACGCGGTCCGGCGCCGAGTTCATCAACGAGCGCGCCTTCCAGGGCGGCAAGCAGCGGTGGATCGCCCTGATCGGCGCCACGCCGGCCGACGTCCGCGACTACCAGATCGAGCGTGGCCCCTCGGCGATCCTCCGGGTGTCGCCCCCCTGGTTCCGGCCGGCCTACTTCCCCTCGAAGCGCCTCCTGCTCTGGCCGAACGGCGCGCACGCCACCGTCTTCTCGGGGGAAAAGCCCGAGGGCCTCCGCGGCTTTTCGGGCGACACCGCCTGGGGCGACGAGTTCGCGAAGTGGCGCCACCCCGAGGAGGCCCTCGACAACCTGCTCTTCGGGATGCGCGAGGCGAAGGTCTCGAGCCCGCAGATCTGTCTCACCACGACCCCGAAGCCGCTCGCGATCCTGAAGGAGCTCGTCAAAGACCCGGACGTCCGGACGATCGGCGGCACGTCCTACGAGAACCGCGAGAACCTGGACCCCCGGTGGTTCGCGAAGGTGATCGCGAAGGTCGAGGGGACGTCGCTCGGCCTCCAGGAGGTCCAGGGCAAGCTGCTGGACGAGATGCCGGGCGCGAAATGGAAGCGCGCGTGGATCGACGACCATCGGCACCAGGGACGGCATCCGGATCTGCTCCGGATCGTCGTCGCGGTCGATCCCCCCGGCAGCTCGCGCAAGGGCGGCGCCGAGTGCGGGATCCTGGTCGGCGGCATCGCCCGCCTCGCCGGTGTACTGCACGGCTTCGTCCTCGAGGACGGGACGCTCCGCGCGACGCCGGCGTATTGGGGCCGCGCGGCGGTCCGCGCGTTCTGGAAGTGGCGCGCCGATCGCCTGGTGGCCGAGAAGAACTACGGCGGCGAGATGGTCGAGCACACGATCCGGACCGTCCCGAAGGACGACGAGGCCCGCGCGGGACTGGACGTCGCCTACAAGCACGTCAGCGCCACGCGGGGGAAGGTCGTGCGCGCGGAGCCGATCGCGGCACTCTATGAGAAGGGCCGGATCCACCACTGCGGCGCCTTCCCCGCGCTCGAGGACGAGCTCTGCACCTGGGAGGATCTGCCGGGCGAGCCGTCGCCGAACCGCCTCGACGCTCTGGTCTGGTGCTTCACGGAGCTCCTGCTCGAGCCCGAACCCAACCTCGACATCCGTCTGCCGGTGCTGCGCCGCCCCACCTAGCGGGCCGTTGCGAGCGGCCGCGCGGAAGCTGCATCATGCGCGCTCCTGACTTCCCCGGCACCGCGGAGCCGCATGGCGAAGGCCAGCTCGATCAAGAAGGCCGCGGGACCGCCTCCTCCCGCCCCGAAAGCCGCTCCGTCCGGACCGCCGGCGCCGCGGCCGCAAGCGTCAGCTCCCGCTCCCGCCGTCCCCCCGAAGCCCGACGCGCCGGCCCGGCCCTACGACTGGAAGACGGACGCGCCGCCGATCGGCGGCGTCCCCCGCGCCAACCAGCAGCCGACCGCCGGCGATGCCGTCCAGACGCTCGGCCAGCCGCTCCTTCGGAACCGCTCGGCGTCGCTCTTCATCGACGACCCGCTGCTCTGGGAGTTTCGCGGGCCCCGGGCGATCCAGACGATCGACCGGATCCTCCTCGATCCCGTCGTCGCCGGCACGCTCGAGCGGACGTCCCTCATGTTGCGCGGCGCCGACTGGCACATGGTGCCGGGCGATGATCGCGACATCTCGAAGCAGTGGGCCGAGCGCATCCAGGCCGACATCAACAACCTCGAGACCGGCTGGGAGTCGACCGTCGCCCAGGGCGCCGACATGCTGGGCTGGGGCTTCGCGCTCTTCGAGGTGCTCTTCCGCCAAGAGGCCGACGGGATCCACTGGCAGGACTTCAGCCCCCGGGATCAACGGACGGTCCGCAGCTGGGACGTCGAGCCCGAAACGGGCAAACTCCTGGGCGTCCTCCAGCGGATCGAGACGGCCGGCGAGCGGATGCGCACGATCCCCGGCTGGAAACTGCTCCACTTTCGGACGCACCCCGCGAGTGGACGCCCCGAAGGGCGGTCGCTGATCCGGAACGCCTTCATCCCGTGGACCGACAAGCAGGAGCTGCGGCGGATCATCAAGCTCGGGCTCCGCCGGGACTTCACGGGGATCCCGGTGATGCAGGTCCCGATCCAGAACCTGACGCCCGGCGCCACGCCCGAAGAGAAGGCCGCGCTCGCCGAGGCCGAATCGATGGTGCGCGACGTCGAGCGCGATCTCCGCGAAGGCCTGGTCGTGCCGTCCGAGACGGATCCGCGCACGAACCAGCCATCGGGCTGGAAGCTCGGCCTGATGCAGTCGCCCGGCCGCCGGCAGATCGATCTCGAGTCCGTCTTCACCGTCACGAACCGCGAGATCCTGATCGGGCTGATGGCCGAGTTCATCCTCCTCGGGCATGACCAGTCCGGCAGCCGGAGCCTCGGCGGCTCGAAGATGACGTTCTTCAACAAGGCCGCGACGGCCTGGCTCGACAACATCGCCGAGGTGATGGAGCGGAAGGCGACGCCGGTGCTCCAGGCCCTCAACCCGCAGTTCCGGACGGCCGCCCGGCCGAAGTGGGAGCACGGCGACGTCGACGCCGTCGAGCTCCAACAGCTCGGCGAGTTCCTGCAGGCCGCGGTGGGCACCGGCGCGATCGTGCCGGATCCCGCGCTCGACAAGTGGGCCCGCGACCAGGTCGGCGCGCCCGTGGCCGATCAGAACCTCGACCTGTGAGCTGGCGCGACTGGTGGGCGCCCCTGCGGGGCTGGTGGACGTGGGCGCGGACCGGGCAGCCGGCACCGGGCTATGACTCGGGCGACATGCTGATGAGCTGCCTCGGGTGTGGCTGTTGTGTCGTCGTCGTGGTGGTCGTCGCCGGCGCGGTCGCGTGGGCGCTCTGGTGAACCTCGAACCAAGGAGTCGGCCGTGAAGCTCGGGACCGTGATCCATTCGCTGCTCAATGGGCTGTTGCTGTCGGTGGTGGGCTCGCTGCTCGGGGCGCTCGCCGGCGGGATCTTCAGCCCCGCGCTCCTCGTCCACGTCGCCATCGGGGCGATCGGGACCAACGTCTCGGCCTACATCGTGCGGAACAGCCCCAGCTGGCTGACCTGGCTCGGGCAGAAGCTCGGGGGCGCACCGCCCCCGGCGTCGGCCGCTGGGATCCTCGTCCTCCTCCTCTGCGCGCTGCCCCTGGCGAGCTGCGCGCCGCCGGCGGCCGCCGGCGCCACGCTGACGGTCATGGCTGCGGGCGACACGGCGAAGGTCTTCGCCCACTGGCCCGTCGTGAATCGGGCCACCGGCTACACCTACACCCTCACGACGCTCGCGACCAACGGGACCTGGACGGGGCTCGCGACCGGGACGGCCACGGCGGCGACCAGCGTGTCCCTGGGGCCGATCTCGACGACGGCGGACACCGCGGTCTTCCAGCTCTGCGTCACGGCCACCGGCGCCTCGGGCGCCTCGCCGATCGGCTGTACGCCATCCGCGGCGAACGCCGCGAACACTTGGCGCCGGAAGCTGGGCACGCCGACGCCCGTGATGGACTCGGTCACGGCGCTCCTGCTCTTGCCGTCGCACCTGGCGCTGACGGTGGGCCAGACGGCGCCCGCGCCCTGCCCGTTCTATCAGCTCGGGAACGGCGCGGTGGGCATGCGCGCCGGCGACAGCGCCAGCTGTACGAGCGCCTACATCGCGACCTACTCGGAGACGCAGCGCGCGCTCACGCCCGATCAACAGGCCCTGGTGGACGGCCGCTGCATCACCTGGCACAACTCGACCCCGATGGTGGCGACGCTCACGATCGGGTCGACCGCCTGCGATGGCCTGGGGCTCTGGCGCTGGCGCGCGACGCCGCGGGACGACGTCGCCGTGGCGCTCGCCCGGATCTGATGCCCGTGGGGCGGCAGTCCGTCCTGCTCTCCGTCGCGGAGGCCGCCGCGCTCCGGTGTCAGCTGCATCACGGCCGGCGCCCGCGCCTCGGCCCGATGGGCCCGCTCGGGGGCACGGCGGCGCTGGCGCTCACGCCGTGCCCCGAGTGTCTGCTCGCGACGCTGCGGCGTTTCCCGGCCGTTCTCCGCCCTCTCACCACTTAGGAGCGCCTGCCATGCCCGAGGAAAGCCCCGAGCCGCCGGAAATCGACACGACCGTCGAAGGCCCGCACATCACGGACGTGGCCGCGGCGAAGCGCCACCAGGCGGCGCTCGCGGAGCGCGAACGGGCGCTCACGATCGAGCACGCGCATCGGGCCCCCGACGCGGCCATCCAGGCGATCCGGCTCGACCGCTCGAGCCGGTGGACGGCGCTCCTCAAGGGGCGCGAGGAGTCCGGGGGGATCCGGGAGTGGGCGCGCCTGATGACCGCGCGCTTCGAGAGCCCGGCCGTCGCGATTCGCGGGCACCGGCTCTCGTGGGTGATGGCGCTCTATGTCGTCCGCTACGGCGAGAGCGAGCACTACTGGCCGGCGCAGCTCGACGAGGCGGATCTCGCCCGCGCGACGCGCTGGTACACGGGCGCCACGCCCCGCGATGTCACCTACCTGCCGGGAGAGGAGTAATCCATGTCCGGCGCGATGAGTGACTATCTCGAGGGCCAGGTCGGCGCGCATCTCTTCCGCACGGCCGCCTTCACGAAGCCCACGCACGTCTACTGGGCGCTCTATACCGCGGCGCCCGGGGAGACCGGGGGCGGCACGGAGGTCTCGGGCGGCTCCTACGCGCGGGCCCAGCTCGATCCGCTCGATGCGAACTACGATGCCCCGGTCGGCGGCAACGGGCAGTTCTCGAATCATGCGGGGCTCGCCTTCCCCGCGCCGACGGCGAACTGGGGCACGGTCGTGGCGACCGCCGCGCTCGACGCCTCGACCGCCGGCAACTTCCTGATCTACGGGACGCTCACCACCGCGAAGACCGTGAACAACGGCGACCCCGCGCCCTCCTTCGGCGCGAACGCCCTCGTCGTCACGTTCGACTAAGGAGCCGGGCGCCCCGTCGGCGCCCGCGCCACCGCGATGGCTGTCACCGTCACCGGGTTCTCGGCGCAGACCACGAGCGCGGCGGTCTCGGGCGTCGCCGCCGGCGACCTCATGATCGTCACGGCCCATCGGGACGGCTCGACCACGCCGCCCACCCTGCCGAGCGGCTTCACCACGATCGATGGCCCCACCGGGGCCAACACCAACTCGCACCGCACCGGCTGGAAGACGTGCGTCGGCGGCGAGACCACGTCCGGGACCTGGACGAACGCCACGTCCGTCGTCTGCCACATCATCCACGCCTCCGCCGGCGAGGTCCTCGCCATCGGCGCGCACGCCCTCAATGGCAACGCCTCGACCTCGATGGGCTGGAGCGCGCTCACCCTCACGGGGACTAACGGCCTCTCGATCGTCCTCCTCCAGGGCGCGCACCGCTCGGCGACCAATGTCGGCGCCACCGCCCTGTCGCCGTCGGGGCTGACCAACGACACCAGTCATACCGACTGCGCGGGCTTCGCCAGCGGGAGCGTGAGCACCTGGGCGGCCCAGACCGAGAGCGTCAACGCCAACTCGGGCTGGCGCACCGAGACCGTCGAGATCACGGTCACGGTCCCGATCCCCCCGAATGCCGTCCAGTCCGCCTCGAGTACGAGCGGGAGCGTGACGCTCCCGAACCCCGTGACCGCCGGCAACGTGCTCGTGCTGGTGAGCCGCCAGGAATCGAACAGTCGCCAGCTCGTGAGTGTCGCCGACGGCGCGAGCGACGCGTGGGTCGTCGCGCAGGCGGGCAACAATCCCGATTTCGCCCACGGCCTGGGCGCCGCCTACGTCCTCTCGGCGGTCGGGGGCTCGATCACCGTGACGCCCACCTATGACGCCGCCCCGCCCTCCCAGACCCTGCTCCTCGCGGAGTACCCGGGGCCCGCGACCGCCGTCGACATCAACCTCTGGACCGACAATGCCGGCGTGGCGGCCACCTCGCTCGCGATCGGGCCGGCCACGCCCGCGCAGGCCAGCGAGCTCCAGGTCGGCTACGCGTGGGGGCAGATCAGTGGCCGGGTGGTCAGTCCGCCGAGCACGCCGGCGTTCGGGGTGGACAAGCAGCTCCAGGATACGGGCTCGACGGCCATCAACCTGGTGCTCGCGAGCTTCCTGCAAACCGCGTTGCCGGGATCGGAATCCCTGACGTGGAAGTCGGACGGCGGGACGACGAATCAGGACTGGGAGATCGGCTGGCTTTCGATCGAGACGGGGGGCGGCGGCGGTGCGGCCCTGGCGGCGACCTGCGCGGCGACCGCGAGCCTCTCGGCCGCCCTCACGACCGCGATCCCCCTGGCGGCCACGCCCCAAGCCGGGGCGAGTCTCACCGCGGCCCTGACCACGGCGATTCCCCTCGCCGCGGCGCCGAGCGCCGGCGCCACGTTCGCGGCGTCCCTGACGACGGCCATCGCGCTGGCCGCCAGCGCGAGCGCCGGGGCGAGCTGCACCGCGGGGCTCTCGACCCAGATCCCGCTCGCCGCGCAGGTCGGGGGCGGGGCGACGGCCACCGGGACCCTCACGACGGCGATCACCTTCTCGGCCACGGCGACCGCGACGGCGACCCTCGGGGCCGCGCTGACGACCGCCAGTGGGCTCGCGGCCGCGCTGACCAGTGGGGCGACGCTCGGCGCCGCGCTGACGACGGCGATTCCCCTGCAGGTCCAGGTCACGGGCGGCGCGACCCTCGTGGCCGCGCTCAGCACCGCGATCGCCCTCGGGGCGCAGCTGCCGGCGACCGTCACGCTGACGGCGGTCCTCGGCTCGGCCGTCCGGGCCGTCTACCGCGCGAGCCTCGCGCTCGAGGGCGCCTACGCCCCGACGCTCGAGGCGATGGCGCCGGCGGACGCCGATCTCGCCGCGCCCGCGGCCTACGATGCGACGCTGGAACTCTTCTGTCCCGACCATGCCGACGTCGACGTCGACGCGGCCTACGATCCCACGCTCGAGCTGGAGGTGCTCTCGTGAACGTTCTGCCCATCGGCACGCCCATCCTGTTCACGATCGGCGGCAAGCGGCCCCTCACGAACCTGGCCGCCGGCGGCGGTCCGGAACCGGCCGCGGCCGTGGTGGTCCAGGTCCAGGACCTCGCCGGGAACCCGGTCGGGGCGCCGACCGACTGTGCGTACGTCGGGGGGACCGCGGCCGAGTACCAGGGGATCTCGCCGGCCCTCGCGCTCGCCAAGGGGATCGACTACGACGTCGTCGCGACCGCCACGAAGGCGGCGGCCGTGATCTGGACCGCGCGCCAGCGACTCCGCGCAGACTACCTCACGGGGATCTGACGATGGCGAACAAGCAGAAGTACCGGCTGGGGCGGTTTCTCGCGGGACCGCCGCCCGTCAACGAAGAGCGCCGGGCGACGAAGGAGCTGAGCGGCCGCCAGCGGGTGAAGCTCCGGAAGGCGGCGCGCCGGAATGCCCAGCGCGCGAAGGGCCTCGCCCAGGTCCTCGAGGTCCAGCACCAGGTCGACACGTTCGTGGATCCCGCGGCGAAGCTGATCGTGCCGCCGGGCCCGCGCGTCGTGATCGGGCGTCGGCCGCCCAGTCCGCGGCCGGGCTGATGCCGCGCCTCCTCGTCTCGCGCTCCCAGCTCCGGCCCCAGCTGAACGAGCGGGAGCGCCGGCTGCAGCTCGTCACCACGATGGTCCTCCGCGGGATCCGGCAACTGATGACCCCGCAGGAGCTCCGGATCGCGTCAGCGATCGGCTCCGTCCATCCGGACCAGCTGACGGCGCGCGTCGCCGGCGTCTGGGAGCGGCATCGGCCGGCGCTGATCGCGGCCCTCGCGGATCCGGTGCGCGTGCGCAAGGCCGCGGATCCCGAGCCCCAGCCGGATCCGACGCCCGTGTCGGAGAACCTGCTGCAGGCCTTGGCCGAGGCCCAGGTCGGCCGGATGATCCGGGAACTCTCGCCCCGGCAGCTCGCCGCGGTGCAGGCCCAGCTCCGGGCCCTGATGCAGCTCGGGCCCAGCCCCGCGATCCTCGAGGGCATCGGCGCCGCGACGGGGCTGACCGGGATCCAGGTCGCGCGCGTCGCGCAGTATCTCAAGCGCCAGCGCGAGGCCGATGTCCCCGAGGCCGTCGCGGTCCGCACCGCGAAGACCTATGCGGATTCGCTCCTCGCCCAGCGCGCCGGCACGATCGCGCGCTACGAGGCCGTGACCTACACGAACACCCTCGTCCACCAGCGTGGGCTCCAGCTGAACGGCGGGAAGTCGATCACGAAGTCCTGGGTCTCGGCCCGCGACCTCCGGGTCGATCACGGGCGCCCCAACGGGATCTGCCGCGTCCTGGACGACGGGAAGCGGATTCCGCTCGAGCAGGCCTGGATCTTCGATGGCGAGCAGTACATGTCGCCGCCCGGGCACATCGGGTGCCGGTGCCTCGAGGAGATCTGGGACGAGACGGCTTGAAAATCGGCTGACGGAAGGTGCAGGATGCGGGCCATGAACCAGGGCTGAGCTAACCCAGAAGGCGGCCAGTAGGAACGAGAGCTCTCCTAGCCCGCGACGGGAGACGTTCCGAAGGGTGTGCCGGAACCGCCATTAGTGGCCGCCGCCGATAGTCCGAACGCAGTGCGTGGCGTGATTCGCCTGGCCGTCTGCCAGGTACGCGGGGCGCCACGTTTCCCCCTGGAGATCCCCATGGCTGAATGGTCCAGCGCCGAGATCGACGCCCTCCCCGACTCCTCGTTCGCGCACATCGACGCCGGCGGCTCGAAGGACGCCTCGGGCAAGACGACCCCGCGCTCGCTCCGGCACCTGCCCTACAAGGACGCGAGCGGCGCGGTCGATCACGCCCATCTCGAGAACGCCCTGGCCCGGGTCGACCACACGGGGATCTCGGCCGGCGCGAAGGCCGCGGCGCGCGCGAAGCTCGAGGCGGCGGCGAAGACGGCCGGCATGGGGAGTTCGAAGAAGTCCATTATCCAGAAGCTCCTCACCCTCGCCGCCGAGCTGGTCGCCGATGGCGCGGAGGCGATCGACGTCCCCGTCGGCAAAGGCGAGCGCGTCGCCCTCGACCACTTCGTGGAGATCGTGAAGGCGGTGGACGAGCAGCGCCTGGTCTACGGCGTCGTCTACGAGCCGGGCGTCGAGGATGCCCACGGCGACACCATGACTGCGGCCGAAATCGAGAAGGCCGCGCATGGGTTCATGACGCGCTACGCCCGCCTCGAGGGCGACTCGGGGACCGATCACCTCGCGAAGGTCGGGCGCGACGCCGTGACGATCGTCGAGAGCTTCATCGCCCCCGTCGACTTCCAACTCGGCGCCCAGACGATCCGGAAGGGGACCTGGGTCATGGGCGCGAAGGTCTGGGACGACAAGCTCTGGAAGGCCATCAAGAACAAGCGGTTCACCGGCTGGTCCTTCGAGGGCTGGGGCCGGCGCGCCGCCGCGTGACGCCGACCGCCCAGGCCATCCCGACCGCCGGCGTCTCCCAGCCCTGTCAATGCTTCCAGGGTAAGCGGCTCCCGCCCCTCCGCGTCCATCTCGAGGCCGCCCGGCGCGTTCGGGCCGCGCTCGCCCCCAGTGGGATCCCGCTCGGCGCCGTGCTCCTCGACTATCGCTGCCCGCAGTGCAAATCGGTCGTCCCGCTTACGATCGGGAAGCTCCTCGCGATCGATACGCCCTGAGGGCTTGCGCCGGCGAAAACGGAAGCTGCATCATGCGCCCCGTCAGGCAGCGGGCCGAGGTCGGCAGGACGGCGGCAAGGGCTCCCGAGATCGCAGGTCGATCCCGGGAGCCTTTGTCTTTTCCGAGGGCGCGATGAACCGACTGTGGGACGTCGAGGTGACCGGTGTCCATCTCGTCGACTCCCCGGCGAACCAGCGGCGGTTCGCGCTGGTGAAGGCGCAGGGCGGCCCGGCGACGGTCCACTGCCCGAACGGGAACTGCGACTACAGCGGCCCGATGACGGACGACGGCGACTGTCCCGACTGCGGGAAGTCCTTGAAATCCACCAAGAGCGCGGAGCCCCCGATGAAGCTGAAGCTCGCGGATCTCAAGAAGGCCCTCGAGGGACACACCGGCGACGAGATCGACGCCGCGCCCTTCCTGAAGGCCCTCGGCATCGAGCTCCCCGCCCCGAAGACGGACCCCGCGCCCACCCCCATCGACAAGTCGAAGCTGCCCCCCGAGGTCGCCGCGCACCTGACGGCGATGGAGCAGCTCGTCACGAAGACCGCGGGCCAGGTCGAGGCGCTCGTCACGGCCGCGGCGACTCGCGAGACCACGGACCTCCGGAAGCGCGCCCAGGCCCTGCAGGACGCCGGCGTCGAGATCGACGTCGAGAAGGCGACCGGGGTCGAGATCGCCGCCTTCGAGAACGTCTGGGGCCAGGTCTCGAAGAGCCTCGAGAAGGTCGGGATCTTCAAGGCGCTCGGCGATCCCAGCCGGCCGACCGAGCCCTCGGCCACGCCCCTCAAGGACATGGTGTCGAAGGCCGTCCGCGAGCAGCTGGGCCGCGAGCCGATCAGCAAAGAGGAAGAGATCCGGACGCGCATCGCGATCTACAAGGGCCGTCCGGGCCTCCAGCTGGCGGTCGTGCGCGAAGAGCGCACCGCCCGCGCGAGCTGAGCGGCAGCCCCCGAGTCTCCGCCACCCTGTCCTGAGCGAGGATCGCCATGTCGTATGAAAACGGCCCGGTCATCGACATCACCCGCAAGGCGGGGGCCGATCTCTCCGGTAGCCAGTACCTGTTCGTGAAGGAAGACGCCAACGGCAACATCATCGTCTGCTCGGCGGCGGGCGAAGACGCGCTCGGCGTCCTCCAGAACAAGCCCAAGGCCGGCGCGCCGGCGGTGGTCCGCGTCGAGGGGGTCTCGAAAGTCGTCTGCAGCGCGGCCCTCGCCACGAACATCTCGATCGCGACCGACGCGACGGGGAAGGCCAAGCTCGCCGCCCCCCTGGTCCAGGCGACCGGGGCCGGGTCGTTCGCCATGGGCCGGCTGCTCGACGCCGCCTCCGGCGCGGGCTCGATCCAGTCGGCGTTGATCCGCGCGATGGGCGTGCTGCCCACGGCCGCGGCGTAACTCCGGTCCCGGCACTCTCACTTCTCGGAGCGAGGCGCACATGTTTCGCACGGACGACCTGCTGCACGATTCGGCGCTCAAGCGGCTCAACAAGAGCGGCCGGGAGCTCGTCCTGGCGTTCGTCGATGCCCTCGAGAAGCAGGGGTCGAAGCCGACCGGCGGCGCGCTCGACGGCTGGGAGCGCCTCACGAAAGCGGATCCCGATCCCACCACGACCCACGTCTCGACCGAGCTGACCGACGTCAGTCTGATGTATCTGCAGGACGCGAGCATGTTCGCCGCGTCCGGCCAGGGCTTCATCCCCGCGAACGTGCCGGCCGGCTTCATCAACCGGTATAACAAGGGCGACATCTTCCGCGTCAAGCCCGAGATGGCGGTCCGCGGGCCCGCGGCCGAGTCGGCGGGCGGCGGCTTCAAGATCGACAACCTGCCGTTCGCGTGCATCCCCTACGCCATCCACAAGGACGTGGATGAGCAGCTCCAGGCGACCCAGATCGTGGGCGACCCGGTGGACGACGCGAACAGCTACGTCACCCAGCAGCTGCTCCTGATCCGCGAGGCCGTCTGGGTGGCGAAGCTCTTCGCCGCCGGGCTCTGGAGCATCGATCTGACGGGCGTCCCGGGCGCGCCGGCTGGCGGCCAGTTCAAGCAGTGGGACCAGGCCTCCTCGACCCCGCGGGAAGATCTGTCGCTCAACGCGATCAACATCTTCCAGAAGACCGGGAAGTGGCCGAACCGGCTGACGGTGACGCCCTTCGTGCTCCGCGGGCTCCTGCTCAACGCCGAGATCGTCGCGGCCTTCCAGTACACGACCGCCGGCGCCACGCCCGACCTGGTGGCCCTGGCGAAGTGCCTCTTCATGCCCGCGATGGCGGCGGCGCAGGCGGCCGGCGTCGCGGCGGCGGAACCCCGCCTCGCGATCTGCGGCGGGATCCAGACCACGTCCGACGAAGGCCAGGCGGATGTCCTGAGCTTCATCGGCGGCAAGGGCGCGCTCCTGGCGTACGTCGCCGATCGCCCGGGTCTCCGCGAGGTCTCGGCCTACTACACGGTGGGCTGGACGGGGCTCCTCGGCTCGAATGCCCTGGGGTTCCGGATCAAGGACTTCCCGCTCGAGCGGAACGGCGTCACGCACCGGATCGAGGGCGAGACGGCCTTCGACATCCCGCTCACCGGGACGGACCTCGCGGCCTTCTTCGCGACGGCCGTCAGCTAGGCCGGCGGCCGGCACCACGATCACCGGGCCCGGCCCTCGCGGGTCGGGCCCGTTCTCTTCACGGCACGAGGAGCTCATGGCGAGGACGAAGACCTACATCGCGACGCGCCCCCTGAAGGTCGGCCACGGCTACGTCCACGCCGGCGAGGACTTCCCCGAAGCGCCGACCGCGCCCCTGCTCTCCCTGGGCCATGTCGTCGAGGGCGTCGGCCCGCGGGCCGCGGATCCGCTCGCCGGCGTTTACGATCCGGACGAGGCCGCGGCGATCCAGGAGCGCCTCGCCGCGGACAGCGCGACGGACACCGACGCGGACACGGCGAAGCCCAAGAAGCGGAAGACCGCCAAGGGGAAGGCCGCCGCCGCGGACAGCGCGACGGACACCGACGCGGACACGGACGAGGATCCGCCGGCCGAGCGTTAGGTGGCATTCTCCTACGACGCGGCCCAGACCAGCACCGCGGCGCTCGCCTTCGTCCGGTTCCTGGTCCGGGACACGCGGAAGGACCGGGCGCAGCTCGAGGACGAGGAGATCACGACGCTCCTCGGGCTCCGCGGGATCCTGGCGACGGATGCCCCGAGCACGAACCCGTCGGGCTGCTACCTGGCGGCGGCCGAAGCGGCCGAGAACCTGCAGGCGCGGTATGCGGCCGACAGCTCGATCGCGCTGACGGCCGAGGGGCCGGTGAAGAGTCTGGCGGCCTCGGCGTACGCGCAGCTCGCGAAGGCCCTGCGGGCCCGCGCCCAGGGGGCGCCGATGGTCAGCTTCGAGCCCCCGCGGCGCCACAGTCCGACGGCGGTCGCCGGCATCTGGCTGCCGGATCTGGACCCGTGTTTCTCGACGCTCGATGGCCTCTGGGCGGGAGGGTGGTTCGAGTGACGATGGTGGTGGCGAGCATGACCCTCGAAGGCACGGGCGCGATCCTCGCGAAGTTCGGCGGGATCGCGGAGCGGCTGCAACATCCCGAGCCGGCGCTCAACATCGTCGCCGATCTCCTCGAGGCACATGTCGCCCTGAACTTCGCCACCGCCGGCGCCCGGGTCGGGCGTCCCTGGGCGCCCCTCGCGCCGTCGACCGTCCGCGCGCGCACCCGGCGCTGGGGCTACTACCGCCGGGCCCCCGGGGCCGGCGCCCTCCCGGGCGGGCCGCCGCTCCGCTGGACCGGCGATCTCGCCGCGAGCTTCCGGCAGGGCTCCCCGCTCCACATCCGGGCCGTCACGGCCACGAGCCTCACCTGGGGCTCGGACGACCCCCGCGCCAAGTACCACCAGTCGACGGCGCCGCGGCACCGGCTCCCGCGGCGGCCGCCGATCGCCTTCGCCTCGGACTTCCAGCAGCGCGAGATCGCCTTCACGCCGCTCCGGCTCTGGCTCCAGGGCGTGCCGGCCGGCGCCATCGCCTCAGTCACCCGGGCCCGGCTCGGCCTGTGATCTACGCCTCGATCGAGACCGCCGCCGCGACGCTCGACGCGCACTTCGAGACCGACCTCCAGGCGCTCCTCGACGCGCACGAGGTGGTCGGCGCCGACGCGGGGCTCACCGTCTACAAGCGCCGGATGGCCGAGATCTTCGTCCCCGATGCGAAGGACGGGCAGCTGCCCGGCTGCGGGGTCTACAGCCTCACCGGGCGCACCCGCGCCAAGGTCCAGGGCGAACGCTTTGCCCAGCTCGTGCTGGTCTTCGACTACTTCGCGCGGGGGGCGGATCCCGAAGTGCTCTCGGCGCAGTGCGAGCTCGCGGTCGAGGCGCTCCTGCAGACCGTCGACCGGCTCGCGGGCGCCGATCCTGCCGACCAGCTCGTCGGCGCCGGCGAGGAGGAGTTCGGCATCAGCGTCCATATCCAGGGCACCGCCCAGGCCGACGGCCAGCAGCTCTACGAGGATCGTGTGCTCGTCACCGTACCCGTCACCTCCCGCGACCAGGGGCTCTAGGCCATGACTGATCCGACCGGCACCGCACCGACCACGCCGCCTGCGGCGGCGTTCGAGACGACGACCGCCCCGGTCGTGGGGCATGTGCTCAAGGGGGACGGGACGATCCTCGAGCCGACGACGCTGCCGCCCCCGGAGACCGAGGCCGACCGGCAGGCCGCCCAGGCGGCGATCGCCGCGGCCGCGACGCCGCCGAAGCGCCCCACGAAGGCCCCTGTGGCGCCGGCCGCCCCGGCGAAGGAGTAGCCGATGCTCCCGGTCCGAATCGACGGCCTCCTCGTGAAGAAGGAAGTCAGCTACGGCACGGATCCCGTGCCCGTGGTCGGGACGAACGCCGTCCGGGTCTCCCAGCGCGTCTTCAGCTCGCTCAAGGTGACCTGGGCGTTCCCGAACAAGCGGAACGACGCGGCGACCGGGACGTTGATTCCGCCCCGCGCGGGCCTCGCGCACGGGCGCGTGGTCGAGCTCGACATCGTCTGGGAGGCCAAGGGCGGGGGCACTACCTATCAGGCCGGCGCGCGGATCGAGGCGGATCCCCTCTTCCTGGCGTGCGGCTGCGGACTCACGGTGGTCCCGGCGCCCGACTCCCTCGTCTACGCCCAGGCGGACACGGGCCACGCGAGCTGCACGATCTACGCCTACGCCAACGGCTCGCTCTACAAGATCGTGGGCTGCCGCGGGGCCATCACCACCGACTGGAAGGCCGGGACGCTCGGGATGGTGCGATTCAAGATGTACGGCCTCCTGGTCGCGGATCCGCCTGACGTCGCGCTCCCGGGCGGCTTCGTCTACCAGGCGCAGGAGCCGCTCGCGGGCGTCGCCTTCGGCCTCGGCATCGGCGGCTGGACGCCCTCGCTCATCTCCTGCGGCTTCGACCAGGGCGTCAAGCCCGAGCGCCTGGACTCGATGAACGCCACGGACGGCGTTGAGCAGTACGACTACGGCGACGCGCTCCCGACCTTCAAGGTCTCGGCGAAGACGCCGGCGACGCTCGCGGTCTACAACCCCTACACCGATCCCAAGGCCCGGACCGCGCGCGCGATCGCGACGGTCTACGGGAGCGTCCAGTTCAACCGGATGAAGTTCAACGTGACGAGCGCGATGCTCGACACCCACGGGCACGCGGACCAGCAGAAGTTCACGGCCTACGATCTCCAGTATGATCTCCAGGACTGGAACTTCACCTTCGATTGACCCCGCCGCCGGCGCCCCGCGCCGGTCAGTCGGTCCCCTGCCTCGCCGGGCCGGTCCCTCAGTGACCGGCCCACCCCTACCCTGAGCTGCACGCCCGCGGGAGCCCGCGGGCGGATGAGGAGCTGTCCGATGGCCGAGGTCACGCCGCTACAGGACGCTTTCGAGGGCGTCGCGTTCACGATCAACACACAGGAACTGACGGGGCGCTGTCTGACGCTCCGGGAGGGTCTGCGGTTCTCGCGGCTCTATGAGCTCGCGATGGACGCCAAGGCGCCGAAGGACGAGAGCCATCAGGCCGCGGAGCAGCTCATCGCCGAGTTCCCCGTCGCGATCGGGCACCCCGAGCTCCGGATGACCCTGACCGAGTTCTTCCTCGTCCTCCGGCGTTTCTTGTACCTCCATCGGGGCGCGCCGGCGCCGGTGGAGCGGACGGACCGCCCGACGCCGGCTCCCCCGACGACGGCCTCGACGGCGCCCGCCCTAACCCCGGGCTGATCGATCTCTACTTCGAGTTCGCCGCGCGCTTCGGGATCCCGGATCCCGCGCTCCCCTGGCCGCTCTTCCGGGCCGGCGCGGACCGCACCGGCCGCTTTGAGGCGCGCGAGCTCCTCCACCTGGTCGATGCGTCGACCCTGGGCGTCCGGGCGGGGTTCGGCGGCATGAGCGGGGAGATGATCCTCTCCCGCCAGACGCTCGTCGAGGCCGCCTTCGGCGATCTCCTGCCGCCGGCCGCGCGGAGCGTCCTCGTGCCGAATGCCTTCGGGGAAGGCGGCTCGCCCGCCGATGCCTGACGAAACCTCGACCCTCGTCGTCCAGTTCCGGGATGCTGGGGCGGCGGCCGGCCTCCAGGGGCTCCAGGGCGAGCTCGGGCGCACGGCGGCCGCGACCGAGGGCGCGTCGGCGGCGCTCCCCTCCTTCTACGCGGGCGCCGAGCAGGCGGGGATCAAGGCCGCCGGCGCCGAACGCGGCATGCGCCGCCTCGAGTACGGGCTCACCGCGGTCGCCACCCAGTCCCTGGGCGCCGAGTCCGGGCTGCTCGGCGCCGCCGCGCGGGCGAGCGAGGCGGGCCTCCTCTTCGGGTACGGCTCGGAAGGCGTCCTCACGATCGCGGCGGGGTTCGGCGCCTTCGGGATCACCCTCAAGGCGATCGAGGCACCCCTCCACGCGGTCATGAAGGACACCGCCGGGCTTAGCACCGAATATGAGAAGCTCACCGCCTCCCTCCATCCGGGCGTGAGCGCGATGGAGCAGGTCCTGACGGTCGCGCAACAGCTCGCGCAGGTCCAGGAAGACGCGCAGCCGAACTTCTGGGAGGAGCTCTTCGGGACGGGGATCTTCGGCGCCCTGGGCGGGGCCCCGCTCATCCAGGAGCTGACCGATGCCCAGAATACGTACGCGGAATCTGCGAAAGCGACGGGCGAAAGCCTGAAGCCGGTGCTCGAGGAGCTGGTCGCGATCGGGCACACGAAGGACCTGATCCGGAACGTCACGGCCGAGATGGCGAACCTGGACGACGTCGGGACGCGGATCGTGCGGCACATCGGGACGCACCCGGCGGCGGGGATCCTGGGCCTCGACCCGGCGAAAGATGTGCCCGCGCATACCGAGGTCTCGGGCACGGGGCTCGTCGGCGCCCAGCAGGCCGCCGTCGCGAAGGCCCGCGGCATGGGCTGGGCGACGTCGATTGCCGATGGCGCAGTCGAGCAGATCGACCGGGACTTCGTCTCGCGGGTCGGGAAGGCGTTCGATCACGCGGCGCAGAACCTGGTCGACCCCGGCGGCTTGTCGAAGATGCGGGACGCGGTCGTCGACGCCCTCAAGGCCTCGGGCCTCTCCGATGCCGTCATCAATCAGTTCGTCGAGACCGTGAATACGGACTACGTCCGGGCGATCGACACGCTCTCGAAGGCCGGCGCCTTGGATCCGCTCCAGCGCCAGTTGCGGGCGCCGGCGCTCGGCGTCACGAACCGCCTCAGCGATCTCTTCCACGCGCCCTCGGGCGACGTCTTCCCGACGACCCACGAGGGGGCGTTCGATCTCCAGACGTTCAACCTGGCCGACTTCCGGCAGAACCTCACCCGGGGGATCGGCCGGCCGGGCGAGCTGGGGCCGGGGCAGCTCCAGGAGGCGAACCGGCTCGCGGCGCAGGACGATCCCTTCGCGAAATACCAGACGGGGCTCAAGGCCCTCCAGGACGTCTTCGGACCCAACGGGATCCTGCCCGATCAGGAGAAGTTCACCCGCGGCCTCGAGACCCTGCAGAAGCAATACGACCTCGCGACCAAGAAGTCGGACCAGCTGGGCATCACCCTCGTCGGTGCGATCGGGGCCGCGATCGGCGCGTTCAGCTCGGGGACGCCGGCGGGACTCCTCGGCGGCGCGGGCGGTCTGCTCACGACGCTCTCGAGCCAGGCCGGCCTGGGGCTCGCGGGGCTGGGGCTGCCCGGCGCGATCCTGGGCGTCCTGGCCGGGGGGGGGGGGGCGC